ACCACCTTTAGTTTCTTCACCAACTTTGATTGTTGTAATTTCTTTTGTAGAACCATCAGCCATTTGAACAGCAGTACCTTCAACGAAACATCCTGCAGGTCCAGAGCCTCCAGCTCCTCCTCCAGAGCCGCCTCCGCCGCCTCCGCCACCAGAACCGCCTCCTGTTGCTCCTGATCCACCAGTGCCACCAGCACCTCCAGATGAGCCACCACTTGAACCGCTTGAACCACCGCCAGTACTAGTTCCAGCTCCTGGTTTACCAGTTCCTCCCATTGGGCCTGCTCCACCACCTGTACCAGTTGTACCAGATGGAGGTGAATATCCTCCTTCACCTTTACCATCCATTTTTTTCTCAACTTCTGCAAGCATATCATCAATAGATAGTTCTTCAATACCAGCTTGTGTAAATGCTTTTTCATTTAAAGTAGTACCACTTGTTAGTGTAGCTCTAGTTAAAGCATCTTCAGGTGATAAACCTGATTTTAATGCATCATTATAAACATCTGCAAGTTGTCCTATAGCAACATCTCCTTCAACACCAAGTCCTTTTAGTTGAGCTTTATTAATCATATTAGCAGCTCCAGCTATTGGGCCTATTGGCATTCCTGTAATTGTTCCAAGTAAGCCAGCTACCGCAGGATTAAAACTTTGAACATCACTAGCTATCTGACCAAAATTAGGTCGTTGCATTCCTCCTATACGATCTTGATAGGCTTTAAATCCTTCACCACCACCACCTCTAGTGTGTATGCCTTGTCCAGTTGGATCAACGACATTAATTGTATCGTTAGAAACAGGATTAGGATCTGCTGCTTCTATTGGAAATGGTGTAGATACAGGTAAGAAGTCTTGTTGATCTTTTCTAAATGGAGCCATGTATTCAGGAATAATAGTTTCTGTTTGTCCAGTTGCAGGATTAAATCTTAACTGTACTTGTTGTCCTGGTTGTGTAGCATCTTGACTAATAGTTTGTGAACCCATACCACCAAGAACACCCATTTGTGTAGGAGTAACAGAAGATTGCCTAGGACTAATAGCAGGTTGTAATAGTCCAGCATAAGTATCTCTTATCTGATTAAACTGTGAATCTTGAAATGTTTTTTTACTTTCAGGATAAACTATAGACTCATATCTTTGTCTAATTCTATCAAAATCTATTGGGTTTCCTATTAGTGCCATTATCTATATCCTTCTTTTATAGCTTCTATATCAAGTCCTTGAGCATCATTCCATTCTTTGTTTGCTGGAACTTGTATATTAAATTTAAAGTATCGTGCAGACTTATGAAACGGAATTGTTCCTGTAGAATGCATAGCATTTTCACTTGTTGTAGATGCAGTATCAGCAACTTTGTTTTTAAAAGTTAATGAACCTGTAACATCATCAGTATCTATTATTGGTCTTACATGAGTAATTAGTGAACGATTATTTGGAAATACTTCTGTTTCACCTGTACCTATTTCAGCTTTTAATGAGTTGCCTTGGAAAGCTCCTAGTTTATGATCTGTTCCAAATACACCAAATGATCTAAGCCCACCAGACCAGAATGCACTATCTAATGAAATAGTAATTCCGTCTAAATCATTTGCACCTGATGTTGGATAATCATCTAGTTCTTCTAATGTGTAGCCAGGAGTTTGATAATCTATCATATACTCATGGTCTATAACTATTAATGACCATCTGTTAGATTCATAATGATATACAAGAATCTTATCATTTTGAGTATCAGAGTTAGTTCCTGTTTTAGATGGATAAGACCAACATATTAATTTGTTTTCTCTATCAGCAGTTGCTTTGACTCTTTCTCGTCTAGCAAACTTTAAATCATTAAAAAAGAAACGATCAACTTTACCATTACCAATAGGTTGAGATGTTGAACCATCAGTAACTCTAAATCCATCTTCAGATAAAAAGTAAACCATGTTTCCAACTTTAATTACATTTTTACCTTGTACTGCTCCTACATTATCTTCTATTCTTCTAAATGAAAAGATAACATTACCACCTCTATAATCCATTCTAGTAATACGAGACTCTTGAAATATCAATCCATACTGTCCACCAGTAACACCAGTGATAGTTCCACCTTCAGGTAGAACTTCTGTATCAGATTGATTAACACCAGCAGTCCAGGATGTAGGACTATTGAAACTAGACCAGGCTACAGTTGTTTGTGCAGTTGGTTGAAAACCTGTAACAACAAAATTACCTACAACAGCTGCGTGTTTAAATATAGGAGGTGATCCTCCAAGTGCAGCAAAGTCAGTTGATCCATCTAATGTCCAGGCTTGGGGTGCATCATCACCATTAAAAGCAATAACAACTTCTCCGTACTTTAAAAAATCCCAATGACCATCAGTAGGTGTAGAGAATGTAGTGCCACCACTTTCATCTACAAATGAGTTAGATGTTAATTTATATAACTTAGTAGCATCACCAGCAAATATAGAGATAACACCTGTATCTGATTTAAATGATGCTGCTCCTTGCGCTCTAGCTGTTAAAGCATTACCACTAGTAGTAGAAATACTTTTCCAAGGTCTGTAACTAGTAACAGCAGGATAAACATTTAAGGCTTGTGTTGCACCAGGATTAGTGTGGTCTGGTAAATCAGGTAGCCATTCTCCAAAAGGTACTTGCATTATTTTACGTTATCAAAATTATTAATATTAATATCTGTTCTTTGTATAAGAGGTGATCCATTGTATTTATCTTTTTCATCAGCATCTTCTACTTGTTTAAGAGCAGCTTCATACTGTGATTTAAACTGTGCAATAGTAGTTTGATCCATACCTCTAATAAATGTAGATGCAAAGTATAATGCACCATATAAATATACATCAGGATGATTAGTAAGAATATGATTGGTAGTACTTGAACTGCCAATATCATTAAAGGCTTTATAATAAACTAATCTAGCTGTGTATGAAGTATCAGGTGTAGGACTAAATCTAAAGTTTGATCCTTCAATAGAATACATTTTAGGAACACCAGATCTTTCAAAGCCAGAAGTATTAGCTTGATGATATGCAGTAGTTAGTTCTAATGTTTGGTCAGGTGTAGAACTTGTAAGTATAAAACTACGAGCTTGTAAAAATCCTGTAGGCAGAGCTTCTGTTTCTGAGTCTACAGTAAATGAAGTATCTACTGTTTCCATACTTCTAACTCTTAGTCTACGATTTAAGTCAGCTTCTGTTAAGTCAATAAAATCATCTATCTCAGATGTTAAATCATCTCTAGCTAGGAAATTAGCTATTGCTGTTTTTAGATTTGCATAATTATTTAACGCCATTATAACTTCTTATCTCCCACTCTAAAGTTTTGGAACTCATTACTGTTAATCATTCTTTTTATAATAGTACGCTGGTCATCTTTATGTACTTTGTGCCAATTAGAATGACCAAATAGTTCTTTTGTTTTTATTTGCAGAGCAATCAATGGTATCTGTGCAATCCTTTGAAACTCTCCACGCTGTTCATTAGCTCTATGGTTACGAGCTATTTTATTATCATTAAGTATGTTTGTTGTATCTTGTGTTTTTTTGACTACTAGTTTTCTAGAGCCTCTATCTATATGTATATTTTGATTTGAATTATATATATTAGTCATATTATAGTTCCGTTACATCAACATCATAAGCATCAACTAAGACTCTCCAACCATAAGTATCATTATAAAATACTAAACCAATACCAGTGTTTTGAGTTGTTATGGTTAAGTCAGCAGTAGCTCCTTGTATTTTCTTTGAGTTACGACCTATTGTCAAGTTGTTGGAATCAAAAGATGCAGTTGCATCAAGAACATGAATTTCATCACCAGCACTTGGACTAGCAGGAAGTGTAATTGTAAATGCACCACCTGAAGTATCACATAATATTTTATCACCAGCAACAGCAGTATATGTGCCAGTTTTAGTTAAGTTATAATTAATGTGTGATTTACTATCGAGTTGTGTTTGGATAGCACTAGTAACACCATCAACATAATTTAATTCAGTAGTAGAAAGAGTAGCTCCATCTAATATTTCTAATTCTGTTTCATTGATAGATGCACTACCAATTATAAATCCTGTAGCAGTAACTGTAGAATTAAATGCAGCAGCTCCAGCTTCTGACATATCTAATGTTAATGCTGTAATATCTGATGAACTATCTGTTCCTTTGAATATAATATCAGTATCACCTGCTTGTGCGTCAATAGTAATGTTTCCAGAACTTGTTGCTAAAGTAACAGCAGCATCACCAGTTCCAATATCATCAGCAGCAACAGATGCAGATATAGATGAATTTAAATTAGAAAATGTTATTCGTTTTGTTGTACCAGCATCAGTATCAACTACTACAAATTCATCATCATTGGCAGGACTAGTTAATGCACTCAACTCTGAAATTTTACTATCAGCCATTCTTTACTCTCTTTCTTAAAACTTTGTTTCTTTCTTTATTCTTAGATTGTTGTTGAGAAGATTTCTCTTTCTCTTTTAATAATTTTACAAGATCTTCGAAAGTCATTCACCTGAATTAACATTAATAGGTGTACCACTAAATACAGTACCTACAGCTTGTTCTAATCTAAGATTGGATCCTTCTTCCATTAATAAATATGTTCTATTTTCTAATTGTAATACATCATTAGGCACATCTGTCCTACGATCTCTATAACGATCTTGTCCTCTAATAGAAAACTTTAACATTTATTGTGTTAGTTCTGTAACTCTTGCAGTTCCAGTAACAGCTCCTACTCTTAGGAATGCTACCTTAGTAGCAGGTGTTACTCTAAAATATTCTGGTGTATATGCAGGTATAATTAAACTTGATGATGTTGCAGATGGTGAAGCACCAAACTCTACATAAGCATCAACTGTACATACAATTCTAACTTCTCTTGTTTCAGCATTAAATGCTGTACTGTTTGCAGCAGATGAATCAGCAACAGCTACTGTGTGATTTGTGTCTACTTTAAATGTAGTTGGGCTTTTTGTTGTTGTCATATTTACTCCGTTAGTTCTGAAATATACAATGAACCATCACTTGCTGCTCTAATAGCAGATACAATTTGACCTTCAGTAACTTTAAATACTTCATAGTCTTTTGCAGCTATTGGTGTCGCTGCTGTTGTAGCAGTAACAGCTGGATTATTAATTGTAATAAAACAATCAGTTGTTGCATATACTCTAATAAATCTTACATGATCTGAAATAGCAGAACTATTTGCAGCAGTTGCTGTGTAGTCTACTTTTTTAACTACTCCACTTAATCTATACATAATACTTTCCTTTAATAGAGGGGAGACCGAAGTCTCCCCCTAATTATAATTACTGATTAATATCAGCAATAATGCCGTGTGCGGCTTCGTTTCTCATTTCGAGAGTGTACTCAACTAAAAGTTGTTTCTTCTCTGAGTCACCAGTCTTTGCAAGATCAGCAACTTGGAAGTCTCTTAGGTAAGCAGTAGCAGCCATGTCAGACTGTAGTAAGAAAATTTGTTTCTCAGCAGTCGTAGCCATAACTCTATTTGGAACTACTTGGATGTCTCCAAAGTCTGAGCTATAAACGTCAATAGCAGCAAACTCAGTTCTTGCTTCAGCTGGGCCAAAACGAGTAGTATTCGCATTGAATCCAGAGATTACTTGTTTAACTGAAGGTGGAACTACCAATAGATCCAGATCGCCACCAGATACATAAACATCTTCGATAGCAGCTTTTAGGATTGTTTCAGTAAGGTCTCTGTCTGTACCATCATTAGGTAAGTCAGCTCCTCCGCCAGTTGACATTGAACCAGTAGCACCTACGCTACCATTCGATGCGATCCAAGAAGGTAAAGAACCTAAAGCTCTAGCAGCAGTTGCTGATCCAGCAGCAGCTACTTGACCTTCGATAAGAGCGAACTCCATATCTTTTTTTAGTTCTTTTGATTTCTTAGCTATTTGATAAGCCATCTCGTCAGCTCTACCAGCAGAATCAACAGCACTTTGAGTTCCAGATAAAGCAATTACTTTATCAGAAATTTGTGTGTGGTTGAAAGCTCTAGTAGTAGCAACCATTGCGTCAACAGTTGCGTCATCACCTTCGATAACTTTGTTAGCAGCAGGTGCAGCTAGTGCGTCTAGTTGCCATTCATGCTTAGTTGATTTAGCAGCAGTTCTAGGAATTGCTGATAGTACAGGAGTATCTTCAGGGCTGATATTGTAAATAACATCCACTAAATCTTCTCTTATACCAGTAGTATCGTACGTATCGTACAAGTTGGTTGGTTGTGCCATAAGGCCTCCTTATTTTAATTAGAGAAAGTCTTTAAAAATCTTAGCAGCATCTTTTATTTGGCCAGACTTTTTAAGACGACTTAGTTTATCTCGTCTACGTTGAGCCAATTCATCGGCTTTTGTTTTAGCAACGCCAGGCTTAACAACTCTAGGAGCTTTAGCAACTTTCTTTGTAACTTTAGGATTTGCTTTTCTTAACTTATCGTAAGTCATAGCATCTTTAATTAACAAGACTTGTCTTGAATCATAAATACTATTGATCTCTTGATCGCTATAACCAACACCTGATAGATATCTTCTCATATCAGATTTCATTTTGGTTGCTTTATTAGGATCAGAAAAGTCAGGTATCAAGGTAGCAATCTTATTTTGTTGCTCCTGGATATATTTTTGAAACTCTTGCATTTGATTAGCTCTAGTTTCTTCCTGGATCATGTTTAAGTTTTCAGCACGCTTTCGCATTTTATGCTCTTGTCGTGCAGCTTCAACAGGATCATCTTCATAAAGTCTTTCAAAGTCTATATTGCTATATTCTCTTTGAAGTTCTTGTTGTGCCATTGTTGTTAATTCAGTCAACTTAGACAATTTTTGATTAATCTCAGATTGAGATTGTTGCAATAGATCGTTGTACTTTGATTTCTCTAAAGACAATTCTGATGTCTTGCGTGTATAATCAGCTTCTCGTTGATACCCTCGAAGTAGTTCATTAAGGGTGACTTCCATTTCGCTGCCATCTACTTTGACAACATATGAAGGTTCCTCTGAAGTTTCATCAATATCTTCTTGAGCTTCTTGTTCCACAGCTTGTTCTTCTACTTCTTCAGTTTCCTGATCCATATATGGAACATCACTTGGATTAACTGTTTCTTCAACAGCTTCTTGTTCGACTGTTTCAGTAACTTCTTCAGTCGGTTGTTCTTCTTTTGTTTCAGCAGGTTTAGTTTCTCCAGTCATAAGACCTTTAATAACTTCACCAGCATCTATTACATTCATAGCTTCATCAGCCATAGTTCACTCCTTTATGGTTAGTGTTATATTAGCACTCCAGGTTGGGTGGTGCTATTTCTTGCGGAGATCTTGTAATTGTTTCTCTGCAAGTTTCCCAGTCTCCATAACAGTACGGAGATGGTTTTCAACTTTACCTAATATTTGGTATGCAAGATAGATAGAAAATCTACCCTTATCATCCGTAGGTCCAGTTTGAAATATTGCTTCTTCATAAGATTTCTTTAGTGTATCTAAAGTCTCTTTGAATAATTCGTTTTCTAGAATTTCCTTGGCTCTTGTGCCTCTACTACTCTCTTGTTGGAGATCCGACATTTATTTGTACTTCTGCCTCAGGTTGTTCTGGTTGTAATAGTTCTTTAGTCGTAGCATCTAAAATTTGTTTATTAGTATCACTAATACCTTTCATCTCTAATGCTTCACGCCTAATTGCTTTCTCATCTATATCAGCTTTGTATTTTAATTCAAGCTCTTTTGCTTTTGTTTCAAACTCTAATATCATTTTCTGATATTTAAGTTCCATCTCACGCATTCTATTTTCATAGTTCATCTGAGCTTCAGCTGCTTTTTGTTGTGTTTGAATCTGAGAAACCTTCTCGAACTCTGTTTGTTTAGGCTGTTTAGGTGGCATTTGTTGCATACCTAAAGATGGTTCTGTGAAGTATGAACCTACATCTTTTAGTCCTGCATTCTCAATAATGCGAGCCAATGTATTATAAATGTTTTGTAAGTTTACGATTGGGCCTTGTGCAGATCCTTGAAGTTTAATTGCTTCAAGTTGTCTACCAAGGATACCATTTAATATTTGTAATTGTTGATCTCTAGATCCAGTACCTAATCCTACATGGATAGTAACATTGCATCTATCTCTCCATTCCATAGGATTCATAGGAATAAAACTATTTCTAATTTTAACAATGCGTTCTTTATCTTGATATTTAACAACTAATTCAAATATCTTTTTGAATATATCTTTAACACCAGTCTCAGCAAATACTCTTGCAATCAATTCTAATCTCATTTGTGATTGAGATAAAATAGTATTAATACCAGTAGCAGTTTTATTTAAGCTATCAGTATCCATACCCTGATTGTATTTAGTAACACCACTTCGTTCTTCTTTAATGGTATCAAGATATTGTAATAATGGAAATGCCTGGTTGCTTAGTGTTTGATTTTGTAAAGGCATCATAACTTGTCCAGGTGCGCCCTTTGTTCTTACAACTCCGCCCGGTCGGTTTGTTAAAAGATCATCAAGATTAACTTGACCATCCATAACAGCAACTCTGTTATTGTTTGTTAGATACATATTATCTAGTACCTGACGCATAACAGTAGATTTAATTAACTGAATGTCCTCCACTAACTCTGCAACAGATCTACCATGGAATCTATGTGGAACAATAATAGGTGTTAATGAACAGAAAGGATGAGAATCAACAGGAACATTATCAAGGATAGTATATCCACTATCACCAGCAGAAGTTATCTTTCTAAGTTCTGCAACTCCATCACCATCAACATCCATTCTAATATAAGACTCATAAACAATTACTTCTTCAGTAGATGCATCACCTACTGTTCTATCATAATCATCATCTACATTTCTGTATCTTGTGCTGCGCTCTTGATTGTATTGTTCTTTGTTTTCACTTGGTAGTGAATAAACTTTATCATAATCAAAACCCATTTCAATTAATGCACTACGAGTAGTTGGAACTCTATGACACATAAAGTTTGCATCAGCTAATGATTTAGCCTGGCGTTCAATTAAAAATTCTTCAGGTGGTATTGGTTCTATTTTAATTTTACCAAATGTTTCTTTTCTAGTTATAACAACATCATGTAGTTTTGGTGTTGGAACTTTGTTAAGTTCATCTCTCATCAATGATGCTTGTAAAGAATCTTCTTGTTCTGCTAATACATCTTCTGCTTTTGATTTTTGTTCTAGGAATGTTTCATCTTCGTACTCAGTATGTTCTTTTACATCTACACCATCTTCATCAACAAGCATTGTAAATTCATCATCAGATAACTTCTCATAAGTTTCTCTTTCAACTTTTTCAGAGTTATCCCAGTATACTTTGCAGATACCATTCTTTTGTAGCAATGCATCTTTAAACATTGAGTATAGAACAGTAAAGCCTTCGTTATCTTTATTAAAAATATGATTAAGATAATCAGTTGCTTGTTCAGCTATTTGTACATCTTCTTGTCCAATAGGTTCTACCTTAACTACATTATCACTTGCAGTAAATATTCTAAGCAATGGTGGTAAGATTGATTCAATAGTATCAGCTACATCAGTAGAAACAACTTGTGATCTACCTTCTACTTCATTACCGAATGCTTCACCAAAATAATATTCATTAGCTTTGCGTCTAGATTCTGTTAATTCAGAAGAATAAAATCCATAACTATTTTTAATATGATCTCCTAAAATACCTGAGATTACATACTCGTCTAGTGGTTTACCTTTTGCCATATATTTCCTTAAACTATATATCTTGTATCTACATTCATGGGTTGTGTCCAGTCAGTTCTTGTTGGGCCATCAATAACACAGCCATAGCGAAATGCATCAGCAGCGTGTGAACTCCAATCGTGTAGGGGTTTATTTTTAAATGTTTGCATTCTATCGTCAAACTGTTTTCGATATTGTCGCAAACAATCAATACCATATTTACATCTGTTTTTATCAAACCAACAGTTATCTAAACTATTCCTCACAGCTTCTATACCATGATCTACTTCTAATCGAGGACATACTTCAAAGTCTAATCCAAGATCATAAGCAACTTCTAACCTGGACTTACCAGTACCAAGTTCTCTTGTTGTAATATCGTGAGGGCCAACATGTCTACCATACTTATATCCTTTATCTCTAAGAATTGTAGCATAGTGTGCAAGTGATTCACCTGAGGTTTCATAATAATCAATGAGTCTTACTTCTTCACCAGTTCGTTGTGCAAACCAAATAGAAGTTGAATCACCTATTCCTAAATCCCACCATGTTTCTACATCCAGGCTAGGATCATAATCTACTTCTGTAATCCTATTTTCTTTTTCAGCTTTTTGAATTTGTTTTCCATAGTAAGCACCAGAGACCGCAGCTTGAAAACTACACTCATACTCCTGCTCAAATTGATCTTCTGGCATAGTTTCTCTAGCAGATTCCAATTCTTCAGCTGAGATAATTTCTGTTTCACTTGCTCTATGTAATTGTGCATACCAATCCTTTCCTGTTCGTTTTGCAAAATCGTAAACATCCCAAAACTGATTATGTCCCATTGGAGTTCCAATGAAGATTACATAACCAAGTTTGTCTGACACAGCTGGTCTAACAACTTCTGTCCATGTTCTAGGAGACATCAATGCAAACTCATCCATGCATACGCCATCAAATCCCAATCCACGAAGTGCATCAGGATTATCAGAGCCAAAGATTTGAACTCTTGATCCATTCCATAGATCAACTTTGAGTTCAGTTTCGTGACGTTTTCCACCAAGTTTCATTAAGGGTTCCGTATATTCTTTTAAATAGTCGTAAGCGACTGCCTTACCCTGGCGATATGTTGGTGCAATATACGCCAATCTTGCATTTTGCTTTTCACATGCAGTCATAATTAAATGATTGATTGCAAATACGGTCTTACCGAACCTGCGGTGACAGCAAATAACATTAAATCTTTTTAGTTCGTTATGAATCTTTTCCTGTAAAGGGCGAGGTTCATA